TGAGCGTGAATGGTTCGACCGCCGCCCAGTGCGCGGTGCGGAGAAATCGCGGCACTTCGTTCGAGAGCCAATCCGCTTCCGGCGGCTTGCAGTGGGCAAGGAGCGAGCACGAACGCGGCACGCCGCTTGCTGAGCCACAGACCCGAAAGGGAGAACCAAACCATGAGCCAGAACGAACTAGACGAACTGATGAAGCGAGTTTCTCCAACCGCGCTCAACCAACTGAAGCAAATTGCCGAGGCCGTGCCCACGCGCGAGGACTCGCCGCCCCCGAGGGTTGGCACGTTCCGGACCTCCGATCCGTTCGCAGCGCCGTTCCTGCGCGCCGACGGGAGCGGATCTGTGGCCCTCACGGAAGCGCCGAACGACCCCGGCGCTCATTGGCTTCTCCCGGGCCCGCCGAGTGGTGAGTCTCCGTTCCTGATGAATCTTGCCGCTGGAGATGGCGCTCCGCGCTTCTTGGACCCGGCCGGCATGCAGCTCGGGTTGAAGACCTCGATCCGACCGCCCGAATACTCAGGTGCAATGTGGACTGTCGTTGATGAGGGAAATGGATTGGTGCGAGTAAAGGCGAAGCTCAACGATCAATCTTTCATGCTGCATGGGACACCGGCGGCGAGCGTGCTGGTGATGCCGTACCTGGCCGGGCCGTTCGGGCACTGGAGGTGGAACGACCTTGGCGACCCTAGCGTAGCCGCCCGGCCTGCGCAGATAACCGCGCAAGCATTTTGGTGGGGCTTTCATTTCGTCGTTCCAGAAGAGCTCATGGAAGTCTGGACTTCCGCGGGTATCGGCCTCGGTGCCGTCCTTGCGGCGGTTGCGCCAGAAACCGGGCCCGCCGCTCCGTTCGTGTGGCTCGCCGGCGCCTACTTGGCCGCCGAATTCGAGCTCGCGAAGCGAGTAAATCGTGGCCGCGGCGTGTACGTCAGCATGCTGTGGGTCGCGCCGGGAATCTTCCTTCCGACGCCCGTCTGAACACGTCTGAACACTATCGAGACGCCATGCCCACCACCAACGTCAGACTCGACAAGATCATTGCATTCATCCGTGCACGCTCTCCAAGGCGTGTGACGATTCAAATTGCAGTCGGCGCAATCGCCTGCCTTGGCGTGATGCTCGCGCTCTACATCAACCTAAGCACCAAGCGAGAGGAATTTCGCTTCGAGGTCGCGAAGCTCATTGCGCAAGGCGTCGCCATCGCTGGTCTCGGCTCGTGGTTTGAGAAGATGTACCGCAAGCGCGAGGTTATCGACGACGAGAGTGCGGCACTTACAAGAAAACTGGACGACGCGCAGGAACAACTAGTCGCGACCCTCGTCGACGCGTCGGACAGGATAAAGCAAGCCCATCCCTCGCCATTCGGCTCGGTCATGGCGGAATCGAGCGTGTGGAAGACACGGTCCCTTAAGGACGCGGGACGTCTCGCCGATTCAAGTGCGACGAGCATCATTGATCTGCTCTGGGCCCTAGAAAGAGCGCGTGGGGCGAAGGGCGCGCACGAGCAGTTCCTGCCTCAAATCGCGGCGGCCGTCGACGCGCTGGGCGGCAAGATGCCGACGGCATGACCTCACGCGAACATCGCTTTCAGCAGGTCCACCCACTGGATCGCTCCGTCGCTGCGGCGGCGGCAGTACAAATGGCAGAACCGGAAGACCTCGATCTGCTGCTCGACGGTGAGCGTGAGCCCGAGGCCGAGCTCGGCGTTGGCCAGCGCGGTCGTGGCCACCAGCACCGTGCCCGAGTAGGTGTCGCTGCTGAAGAAGTGCGCCGTCGCGCACGACAGCCACTGCTTGGCCGGATCGTCGCTCCGCTGGCTCAGGTACCAGTCGTACTCGTCGACGCCGGCGATCGCGTCGGGCGCCTGGCCGTTCACGCTGACGAAGAAATTCTGGCCGACCGCGCCGGTCGGGATACCGGTGAACCCGGCGTTGAAGCCGTTCGCGCGGACGAGGTTCGTATGGCCCGCCTGCCCGGCGAACAGCCCGGGATACTCCTCGAGGCTGTCGGTCGACATCCAGACGAACTTGAGGGTGCACACCGTCGGACTTTCGACTGCGACGGTCTCCGCCACCAGGATCCAAAGCTGCGAGACGAAGATGACGGTGAACAGCGCGCCGTCGTTGGCGGCGCTGCCGAACGCCTGCACGCTCATCCCGATCTTGACGCCATCGGCGATGAAGTTCCCCGCCGCCCGCGTGATGGTGCTGTTGGCGATCGTGAAGCTGCCGCTCACCGAGATTCGCCTCGCGGCGCGCGCGCGGAAGTCGGTGTAGCGGAGTAGGACGCCCATTTCAGCTCGCCTCGCCCAACAGCAGCGACCCGAGCGGGATCCACCCGAGCGTCGCGGTCTGACCACCGCGGCGGCTCACCTGCATGTGGCGCTCCAGGAGCCACATGTCCTCATCGATGCCGGCCTGGTCGATGCGCACGTGCGTCACGGTGTCGACGGCCCAAACGCATCGGCCGCTCTTGCTGATGATCCCGTCGACGGTGCCCCGCACCTGGAAGGCGTTGGCGGCGCGGACGCCGTGGAGGAGCTTCGCGAACTCCTTGCAGAGCTTGCGGTCGCGACTCTTCTTGTCGACCCGGTACTTCGGCTTCCACGGTCCGCGGTACGTGTGCCGCCCGCGCTCGAGCGGCTCCAGGTTCACCGTCGAGAACGGCGCCACCATCGGTCGCTCGACGTCCTTCACGAAGACGCCGTGCGCCGGCTGCGCCGATGACGTGGTGCCGCGCTCGTCGACGCTCTTGCCGGCGACGACGATCTCGGAGAACTGCTGGTCGTTCGTGTCGCGGATCTGGATGCCCTGCGGGCGCAGTAGGCGGTCGCCTTCGAGCGTGGTGTCCGCGCTGGCGACCACCGCGTGCGCGGCCTCCTGCTTGTAGTCGGGGGTCGACAGGAGCAGCTCTCCGTTGGCGCTCACCCGGAGCGCGAGGCCGTACCGCGTGAACAGACGCGAACAAAACCCGTAGGCCGTCTCGTTCTGCTGCGCTTGCACATCGCGCAGAGTGATCTGGTCCAGGATAACGGGCGGCTGGCGACCGCGCAGCGACTTGCCGCTGATGGCCGTGACGTCGCCCGTCGCGTCGGTGACGACGACCTCGAAGCCGAACGTCACCATCACCTCGCCGACGACGATGCTGAGCGGCGTGTCCTCGGTGTAGTGCCTGGCGAGGTACGGATCGACGCTCGCCTCGCAGGCGGTCACGAGCAGGCTCTTAGCCTCGATGGCGAGCGTGTAGCCGTTGTCTCCGATCTCCTGCGTCTGCGTGGTGATCAGGCAAGTGGCTTGCGGCCGGCCGTCGATCCGGATCGAAACGCGCTCGCCCTTGCGCAGTTTGTCGCGAAGCGTCGCGCGCTGCTCGACCGGCGGCGCCAACGTGAACTGGTAGCTGCCGAGCGGGTCCGTGAACGACTCGTGGAGGGAGAACGTCTCCCAGCTATCCAGAACGGAGCCGTCCGCCAGGCGAAGCTCGACGACGCCGCGACCCGCACCGCTCATGGCTCAGACGTAGAACTTCAGCGTGGCGCCCTTCGGCACCTCGGGGCCGCCGAGCGCCCACGGGTTGAGGTCGACCGCGTCGCCCAAGGTGTTGTTGTGGCGCCGGGCGAAGGCTTCCAGCGTGGTCGCGTTGGCGAGCGACTCGCTGCCGACCTTGCGCGCGGCGTTGGCGCCGATGGCCTCGGCCAGGCTGCTGAGGCTCACCCACAGCGACACGAGCGCGTCGCGCGCCTGAATGGCGAGGTGGTCGGGCCGGTTTTCGTCGATGAACGCGACCATGAAGTCGATGATCCCCTGGACCTGCGCGATGAGGCCGAGCGCCTCGTTCTTCAGCAAGAAAATGAGGCCGTCGATCTGCTTGATCATGTCGAGCAGCGACGGACCCGGCATGTCTTCCGGGTACGGGATGCCTGCAGCGGCAGCCGCGTTGTCGGCGGCGGAGGCAAAGCCCCCGGCGGCCTTCGCCTTCACGACGAAGTCGGGCCGCTTCTCGGATGGATCCTTGATGGTCGTCGAGAACTGGACGTTGACGACGATCCCGCTGATGAGCTGCGCCGCGAGCTGGACGGATCCACCGCGCACGATCGCCTGGACCGGTCCGAGGAGCGGGTGCACCAGCTCGCCGGGCGCGCCGTTGAAGAGCGCCTTCTGCCAGCCATTCCACGCCTTCGGGAAGCTGTCGGCCTCGAGCGTGTTGACGAAGTAGAGCGTGAACTGCAGCCGCTTGGCGTTGAGGCCGGTCCACTCGTGCGCCTCGCCGTCGACGAACGGGTAGCCGCGCTCGCCGTGGCTGTGCTGGAAGTCGAACCCCGCAACGTCGTATGGCGGCGCATTCAGCCCGCGGAACCGCATCCGCGGCAGCCCGTAGATGATCGAGGCAGCTGTGGCGACCATGGCGACGCGCAACAAGAGGCGAGTGGCTCACGCGTGCCCGAGGCCGCGCGTGTGCGTCGGTGCGGCCAGTGCTGGGGACGTGCAGCCAGCTCAGCCAGCTTGCAGGGCTTGCAGCAGCACGCGCCGTCGGGATACCATGCACTTGTTGAGGCGCGAGAACGCTGACCAGCGGCGAGCGAGCAGAGGAGAACAACGGACGTGACGGTGCGACCAAGGGTTCGGGCGCGCGCAATTCTCCCTGCCCTGTGTTACGCATTGCCTGCCGCCGTCGCGGCTTGCAGTGCCGGTGATGCGAATCGCGCCTGCACGCGTGATTCCGAATGCAAGGGAGCACGTGTGTGCGTTCAAGGGGGATGCCTCGACCCGACTCCATCTGCTTCCGTCTCCGCCGGGGCAACGAGCAGCTCGGCCACCGGCGGTTCCAGCTTTACAAAGTGTCCGGCAAGCGTGGAGCCCGCCGATGCTACAGATCTCCCTCAGCCGTGCGAGGAGGTGAAACCACCTGCTCCATACACCTGTCCGCAGAAGCCGGGGCCAATTTACGAATGCTATAGTGACGGAACCTACAAGGCTGCAGGCTACGGCCAGTTTCTCACCGGGCCAGACCCAAACAAATGCGCCAACGTCTGCACCTGGCCAGTCGGAACAGTTACTTTCTGGTACCCGAAGTATGCTTCTTCCGGCTCCAAGGGCCTTGACGGACTCGGTTGTAAGAGTTCCGAGGGAAAGTTTTCGAGCGCCGTTCTTGACGGTCATTGCGGCGTGCCATGTGGCAAGTGGCAACACTGGGATTTGCAAGGGCAACTTGCACCAATAACAGCGGAAACATCAGAACATCAGTTTATCGATTTCGGGGGAGGCCCCTGCAAGTCGTCGCCCACCGGCATGGAGTGCCCGCAATGTCCGTGATCACGACAGAGCATGACAGGGAGTCAGCGCGACGTTCCGCACGGTTTAGCACTCACAGTTTAGTCGCCGGTTATTCCCCTATCTCCTGTTTCGCCGCCGGTCTTTCGATTGGGCATCGGATGACATCCATCGATGCTGCCGCAGTCTCTATCGGAATCGCAATTACCTCCACCACTCTCAAGGCACTTGTTGTCAAAACATGTCCCTAGGACGCTGCAGTCGCGATCGGAATCGCAAAAGGCGCCAAAAGTAGTTTGGGCCGGAGCGCACTTGCCCGAAATGCAGACCTCGTCGTTAAGCGAGTAGCAATCGAGGTCGGAGTCACAGCCACCACCAAGTGGCTGCCACCCAACGCATTTGCTTTTGTAGCACCCGCGGCAGTCGACGCAATCGCAATCAGAGTCGCAGAACGGAGGTTCCAAGGGGTACTTGCCGTCGTACTGACGATTTTGACACATACCTTGGAGACAGAATGTGGTCTGGCCACCGCCGCAGTCATCGTCGTCGTCGCACGGTTTTCCCGCGGCGACCGGGAACGCAACACACACACTTTCTACGCATGTCTCCGCGCAATCGGCGTTCGAATCGCAGGTGCCACCTAACGAGTGTTTACCTCCACACGCGCCGGGGAGTGTGCCGCCTCCAGTTCCTGTTGCGCTCGGAGAGCTTGAGCCTTGGTTCGTTCCCCCGGCGCCTCCGCTTGGGCCCGTCGCATCAGTCACGCCAGCCATGTCGGCGCAGGATCCGTTAACGCAGATCCGTGTTCCCTTGCAATCCGCGTCGCTGCCGCACCGCTGCGAGTTCGACACGGCGGCACACGCAAGGTCGAACACGGCCAACACGCAAGAGCAAGCCAGGATCGCGATCGCGTGACGCGTGCGTCGACCAAGATGGCGCTTCTCCGGCGCCCTGCCTGGTGCTAGTGACGCGGAATGCACAATTTATGGTACCGATGCAGCGACAGAACCGCAAGAGGCGTTTCCCGCGTTTCCGCACCTCCGGCGGAATGTCCGAGAGCGGTTCGAGTCTTCTCTTGAGCCCGGCCTGTTGCTTCACCCCTGCGCATCCGCCCCGGCGAAGTGCGACCGGGGGATGGACCGCTTCAGCGCCTCGGCGGCGTCCTTGAGCTGCTGGGCTGCCTGTTGGTGTTGCTTGGCCGCGAACTCATGCTGCTTGGCCGCGGTCTCGTCAGCGGCGGCGCTGCCGCGGTTGAGGGTGTCGGCGGCGCGGGCGCGCTCGTCGGCGGTGATGCCGCTGCCCTCGCCGCGCGCGGTGTGCACGGTGCCCGCGAACTTTCGGATTTTCGCGAGCGCCGGTGAGTCCTCGCCGAGATCGAGCCCGAGGTCGCGTAGCGGGATGTCGGGGTTCTCGGCGAGCTTTTCGGCGACGCTCTTGGCGCCCTCGCGGGTGAGCTGTGTCTTGTGGCCGAAGAGCGTCTGCCCCGTGTCGGCGCCGGTGAGCGCATCGGCGAGCTCGCCCTGCGACATGTAGCCGGAGGCCATCTCCTTGAGGTCGCGCTTGCGGCGCTCCTCCTCCATGCGCAGCCGGCCGGGCTCGCGCTTGAGGCGGTTGAGCTCGCCGAGCCGGTCGAACTCCTCCTTGCTGAGCCCGCCCGGCCCGACCTCGTTGAGCCGCTTCTGCAGCTTCTCGCGCTCGGGCGCGTAGCGCATGTACTGCCGCTCGGCGTCGCGGACTTGGTCCTCGACGGTCTTCGGCTTTTTCTTCAGCACGCCGAGCGATTCGAGGAAGTCGGCGGCCGAGCCCGCGGCGTCGGCGAGGTTGTCGAGCGCCGTTGCGAGAAAGCCGAAGTCGGTCGTCGAGATGAAGTCGGCGAAGCGCTTGGCGAGGTCGGCGATTTCGGGCGTCGCCTCGCCGAGCTGCGCCTTGATGCTCTCCCACGCGGCGGTTAGGCGCGCGCTCGCGCCCTCCTGCGCGGTGGCGAGGTCGCGCTGAATTTCCGCGTCGGCGCCGGTCGCGTCAGTGGCTTCGGCGAGCTTGTCGCGCATCGCTTGGAAGCCGTCCTTGCCGTCTTTCACGGCCTCCGCGAACGCGCTCATCAAGGGCGATATCGCGCGAATGCCGCGCTCGCCGAAGACCTCGGAGAGCACCTTGTACTTCTTGCCGTAGTCGCTGCCGCCAGCCTTGCCGATGATGTTGACCAGGTTCTCTTTGAAGTCGCCCTTCCACACGTCGACGCCGGTGAGCGCGCGGATTTTGCCGGCCTTGACGCCCATGTTCGAGAACATGCGCTCGACCGACGTGCCGGCCTCGGCGCTCGAGCCGGTGGCGCTGCGCGCGAGCTGCGTGAGCCCGCCCAGCGTAGTGAGCGCGCCGACGCCCTTGCCGATGCCGAACCGCTGCGCTGCCGCGGCGATGCGGGGGTACTCGACGGCGGCGTCCTTCAGCTCGAACGCGCCGCGCTTGCCCTGAACCGCCAGCGTCGACAACGCCGCGGCCATGTCCTCGGTTTTCTTGATGTCGAACTTCGTCATCAAGTCGGCGGAGGCGTCGGCGATGTCCTCGATGCTTGCGCTCGTGGCGACCGCGACCTCGGCCCACGTTTGGCTGAAGCGCTTGGCGGCGTCGATATCGCCGGTCTTCGCCATGAAGCGCTCGGCGCCGCCGGCGACGCCGGCAGCCGACGCGCCTGGGACGGCGAGAGCGGTGTTCTCGAAATGCCGGCGAAGGCCGGTCGGATCTTCGCGGTGCGTGAGCGTCGAGCCTTGGATGGCGACGCGGCGCGCGCGCTCGTCGAGCTGGAGCGACTCGCGCATGGCGAGCCCGGTCATGCCCACGGCGCCGGCAGCCAGCAGCGTGGCGCCGCGGATCGCCATCGAGCCCAGCCCGCGGACGGCGCCGGACACGCGCCGCGAGCGCGCGTCCGCTTCCGCCTTGGCGGTCTTTTCCGCGAGCGCTACCCGCTTGGCGGCGGCACGCTCCTCGCCGGCCTGCTCCTTGGCGAGCCTTCGCTCGAGCGCGCGTAGCTCGGCCTGCGCCGATCGTTCGAGCCGCGCCTTCCGCTGCTGATCGGCGCGCTCCAGGATGGCGATGCGGCGCGCCTGGGCGCGCGACTCGACCGCCTCGGTGCGGACTGCGCTCCTCGCCGCCGCGCGCGGAACCCCCTCGAAGCTGCGCTCGACGATCGTCTTGCTGTCGTTCGCCGCGCGCCCGATCGACTTGAACGCGCTGACGACGTCGCCCTGGCCGGAGGCGATGAACTGGTAACGCTCGACGGACACTTCAGATCCGCTTGCCGATGCCGGCCATGGCGCGGTTGCAGTTCGCCGACATGTCCTTCACGACGTCGTAGAAACTCGACAAGCCGAGCCGCCGCACGTAGCTCGCGTAGGGCATGTCCATCACGAGCTCGACCGTGGCCGTATCGGCGCCGGCGTCGACGATGCGGCCGACCGTGTGCTCGCGAAGATCGCCCGAGCGGTCCTGGTAGTCGTCGGTGTCGCGCAGGTACTCCGCGTGAAATTCGGCGATGGCTTCGAGCGCGGCCGGTACGCACGCGAACGCGTCCTCAGCCCGCTGCGCCTTCCGCTCCGCTTGGCTCGACACCCGCACGCGCATGCTCGTCCTCCAGCTCGGCGACGCGCGCGATCAGCGCCTCGCGCTCGTCGTGCCAGTGGCGCATCGCCATGAGGCACAACGTCGTCAGGTGCTCGCGCGGGAGCGGCGCGAGAGACCGCTCCGGCAGCTCGCTTCCCCAGGCGGCGATGACGCCGTCGCGGTACGCATCGACGCGCTCCCGATCGTAGCTGGGCGTGAGGCCCGCTTCCTCGAACTTGCAGGCGTTGTAGAGGTTGAGCAGGTAGCCGATCTGGTGGCCGTTGAAGCTGGCCTGCATCCACTCGGGCGTGGGGAACGCAGGCAGGTCGTTGTCCGGGTTGCGGCACGCCCGCCACAGCGCGTGCACCGTCTTCATGTCGTCGATGAAGTCAGGGTCGCGCCGAGCTTCGGCGACGGCCGTCTCGGTGTACTTGCGCGCGGCAGCCTCCGCGTCGCGGTAGGCGCAGAGGAGGGCGTCGTTCTCGTCCGCCTTGGTGTTGGTCCAGAACCTCAGTTTCGCCACGGGCGAGCCGTCGTGGTTGCGAAAGCCCGCGCCAGAGATGTCGATGTCCTTGTGCCAGCGCGCGGCGTTGCGCTTCTCCTGCCAGTCGACCAGCTTGCTCTTCGCTTCGGTCATCCCTGCTCCTCTACGAAAACGGCGCGGCGCGCGGCGCGAAACACGAGCCGCTGGCCGTCGGTGAGCTGCCCCGCTGGCAGCCCGAAGTACCGTTCCGGTCGCGGAATGCCGGTGCGGACGCCCTCGTCCATGCACAGCGCCAGCGCGATCGCCTGCTCGGCGTTGCCGCCGGTCTTTGCGCCCTCCGCCAGCCGCCGCTCCCACGTTTCTTCGTCGATCCGGCGAAAGCTCGGTGAGATCACCTCCAGCGCTTCGAGCGTCGCGCGCATCAGCGCAACCGCGTCGCGCTCGGTGAACAGGCGCAGGATCTCCGCTCCGTCAGCGAATACGCGCGCCTCGCCGTCGTGCAGCGAGAGCGCCGTCAGCTCGGCGGCGATCAACGTGGGCCGCAACACATCGGGCATATCGGTGTGTCGCTCGATGGCTTCGGCCTCGTCGACCGGATGCAGCGCGAGCGCGCGATAGGCTCCGCGAGGCGCGCCTGCGATGGGGATCGCGATCGGAAGCGAGGCGCGCGGCGAGCGCAGGAGCAGGCGAAAGAGGCGACTAGCGGGGAGGCTGATCGGAGGTGGGATCCGTGACGCTCGCGTCGCCGAAGCCTTCTCGCCAGTGGTCCTCATCGACCTTGTACTCGTCAATTACAAAGCCGTCAGGGTAGTCGAGGAAGCCCGGCAGCTTCGCAGTTCGCGCTTGGGCCTCCTCCGCGTTGGTGCGCGTTGAGTAGATCCCGACGAGCTTCTCGTGGTCGACGACGATCTCGTCTTCGCCGGCGCCGACGCGAGTCTCGTAGGCGTGCCACAGCGGGAAGACCTGCATGCGTCGAGGTTACCCGCGCCGCATCATTTGAACCAGGGCGCTTCTTGCCCTGGCTGCTGGACGCTCGACAGCATGATCTTCTCGGCGATGGGCGCGCCGGCCGAGCTCGACCACTCGATGTCGCGCACGATGAACTTGCCGTCGAGCTTGAGGTTGGTGCCCATGACGAGGGCGGTGAAATTGATCGGCGTCGCCGTACGCTTGGCGGACGCCCAGTCGAACTCGCTGCCCGTGGTCGCGACCATGTTCGTCAGCGTGAACTTGGTCTGCGGCGGCCCGAGCGCGACGCCCTGGTGCCCGCCGACGATGGTCGGCACGTCCTGGGCGGTGTCGGGCTGGCCGCCTTCCCACTGCGAGTTCTGATACTGAACCTTGCCGCCGACGACGAAGGCGACGTTGTTGTACCTGGCCATGGTGGCTCCGTTTCAATGCGCGGGCGCTGATGCACGCCAACGCTGCAGCGGTTGCGTCGCTGCTAGGCGGCCTCGGGGCGCGGGGGGCCGGACCTACGCTGTTGCGGCCAAAGCAGCGTGCAGCTCACGAACCTGCCGCAGCGCGTCGCCCACGACGCGATCCTTTTCCGCTCCGACGGCGATGAGCACCGGGACGTAGACAGTTTCCTTGAAATCGTAGGCACGAGGCGGTTCCGTGGTGAACCAGCTCCGCAGCGGTTTTCGAACCTTGTCTGCACTCGCGCCCCTGAAACAGATCCACAAGGGTGAGCGACCTCGGAGCGCCCAGACCTCGTTGTCGAGGCCCAGCCAGCATTCCAGCGATCGAATGCTGAAGTACCTGCCGGTTCCGTACATGAAGTGTGTTTGTTTGAAGCCCTTCACGCTGAGGAGGCCCTCAACATCGGCATTGTCCACGATCTCGTTGCCGAGGTTCGCGAGTGCGACGGTTCGGCGTGGAACGTCGAGATCGTCGAGGTCTGCTCGCGTGAGTGGGACGAAGCCGTCCGTCTCGAAGCGAGCAACCAGCCCAGCGAGCTGCTCTACGTCCGAGAGCACCGCACGATCGTTGGCGGCCGCATGCCGCAGCGCAGCGAGTAGCCTTGTCCACGATAACAAGCCAACACGTACACTTCCGGCCGTCATCGTGTGGGGGCCATCGGAGGTGAGTAGACTCGCATGGCGCAAGCGCTCGCCAATTTCTACACGCAGTAGCGGTAGGCGACGTTCAGGTGCGAGAACGATGAGAACGCCGCCGCCGTCGGCTGCCAAACGCGTGACATAGCCGACGGGCTGCGCATCGGTGAGGCCGGCCCAGAACTTCGCCTCAACGAACCCTGTCGTCCGGCCGTCCTCGTCGAGCAGGGCGACGTCGGGCCGACTTTCATCACCCAGTACGGTCTGCGTGGCTACCCTCGCGAACGGCCTCGTCTCACCCAGCAAATGAGTGAGCTGCCCGTGCAGAGCTCCACGAGCGTCAGATGAGCGGTTGAGGATGAAGGCAACCGCTTCCGTCGCCAGGTTCTCTTTCTGCTCAACGAGCGAGATCGCGAGGTGGGCGAGGAGCGTGTCCGACATCGCCGGATCCTATCGCGAGCCAGGCCGCGTTTGCGAGGGAAGCGTGCCCGCCGCGAGCCGCGCCTCGTAGGTGCCCGACTCGTCGCAGCGGTTGATCAACGTGGTGTCCTCCGGCGTGTCGTCCATCGACCAGTACGCCTTGCCGTCCTCATGGTGGTACGGCCGCACCTGCGAGTAGAACCGCCCGGGCGTGCCGTGATCGAAGATGTGCCGCGCGAGCGCGAGGATCATCTCGGCGTTCTCGTCGTTGCGCACGATGTACTCGTGCGGCCAGGTCGCGGCGTAGGTCTTCGCGAAGGTCCACTTGGCGGAGTCGACCCAGCTTCGAACCTCGGCCGGCATCGGCGTGAGCATGCCGAATGGCTACCCGAGCCAAACGACCACCGCAACGTCAATACCCCGCCCCGACCTGCTCGATGGTCGTGGCGGTCTTGATCTTATGCTCGATGACGCGCCAGTCGACGGTGATGGTGAAGCTACCGCCGCCGTCGTAGACGCACACGAAGTTGTCCTTCATCGTCTGGCGCGCGCTCGGCTTGAAGATGGGTCCGGGGTACTTTCCGAACGGGCGGTCGCCGCACATCTCGTCGAGGAAGCGGTTGTGCACAGAGCGGATCAGCGACGGGGTGGTGGTCAGCGCAGGCGGCACGCCGCCGTCCGGCGGATCGGCGTCGGCGTTGGGCTGCTCGTCCTCGCGCAGCATCGAGAAGAACTGCTGCCAGCCGAAGTGCAGGCAGCGTGGGATGTGGCCTTCGCGCGTCCGGTAGTCGGTCGCGCCCTGCTCGTTGAGGCTGCGGCTGGTGATGAGCCGCTCGAGGCGCATCGCGCCGTCCAGGAAGCCGATGATGCTGACGCCGTTGTTGAGCGCCGTGATCTCGTCGCTCGAGCCGGGGTTGTCGGCGTTGACGAACGGCTTGGGGCAGTCGAGCGCGATGCCGTTGATGTTGGCCGCCGGGTACGCCACCTGCGCCACGCGCACTTTCGCCGCGACGTGGCCGGCGAGCATGGCCGTGGTCCAGTCGTTGTTCTTGGACTGCGGCGCGTGCGTGCACCAGTCGTTCATGGCCGAGGCGGTGGCCACGGTGACCGACTGCGCGTTGGTGCCGACGGTCGCGTAGATGAGCAAGCAGTCGAGGCCGATGCTGGGGCTGCGGAGGCGCTTGATCTCGGCCTCCAGCTCGCCGAGGCCGTTGTCGGTGGTCGACGGCGCGCCGGTAGCCGTCTTGCCGGTCACGATGTAGTAGCCGTGGCCCTTCTTCAGCGCGGCCTCGAGCTGGCCGATCACCGCGGTCATGTCGTCCTCGGTGGCCCCGGCCGTCAGCGCGCCCTTGCCGAAGGTCTGCGTCTGCGTGGGCGGGCCGACCCAGCGGAAGCGGATGCCGCGCGTCGCGCTGTCGCCGAGAGTCTGGTCGCCGCGCGGTCCCCTCTGGGCCGCCGTGAACGTCACGGCGTTCATGATGGCCGCGGCAGTCACCTGCAGGCGGCCTTGGTCGGCGCCGGCGATGGCGTTCGCAACGGCGGTGGCGGTCGCGTTGGCGCTCGTGCCGTTGTCGACGCTCACGGGCACGTCTCCGCCGTTCACCGTCACCATCCAGGTGCCCTGCGCGTTGCTCGCGCCGGTGATGGTCAGGTCGAAGGTCGCGGCACCGCCGCCGCTCTCGGTGACCGGGCCAACGTAGATCAGGCCGTCCTGCTCGATGGCGCGAAGCCTGCGGTAGATCGAATACGCCTCGGACTTGGCGCCGAGGCGAGCGATCGCGTCGGCCTCGTCGCCGAGGGGCGTGTCGCTGATCTGATCGACGGTCTCGCTACCGGACGAGGTTCGGTTGGCCAGGATGAGGTACGGCAGCGGCGAGGATGCGCCGAGCGCGCCGCCCGCGCCGGGTTTGTACTCGCGGCGGTTGGCAGGTCGAGGGTCGAAGGGGTCGACGCCGGTCGGCATGGATCAGCTCCCCTTGCGCGCGGTGGCGCTCGTGGCCGGTTGGACGTCGGCGGCGGCCGGTGCGGCCGGCTGGTCGGACTTGGCGTCGCCGGCGGGCGCCGTGGCCTTCGACTGCTTGGCGGGCTTCGCCTCGAGCTTCGCCATGGCAGCGGCGTGCGAGTGGGCGGTCACTGGCTTGGCGAGCCGGACGAGGTCGCCGCGGGCGATCGCGCGGTCGAGCCGCACGCGCTCGTGGCCCTCGGCCTTCACCAGCTCCTCGACATCGTCGAAAATGTCGGCGAAGTCGGCGCCCTCCGCGCGTAGCTTTGCGCACGTCGCGGGATCCTTCTTCTGCTTGCCGATGAATCGGCGTTCGGCCCCCTGCTCGGGATGGCCGACGAGCCGGCCCGGAACGCCTTTGACGTGGTGCCAGAGGTGCATTCGATGTCCTCGTTACGGATGGATCAGTCGCTGAAACACCTCGATGCCCTCGCCGTCGACGGTGAGGTGGCGATCGCCGAGTGCCGCGTCGGGAGCTCGTGTGCTCGGCATCTCGTGGACCTCCCAGTGCGAGCGCACGGACGGAAATCCGCGCTGGACTGCGCCGTCGCCCTGCGCGCCGGGACTCGCCGCGGTGGCTGCCGCCTCGCCGGGGAGCTTCCAGAGGATGCCGCCTTCGCAGCCCGAGTAGTGCCAGCCGTCGAACTTCAGCGATTTCCGGATCGGCGTGCCCAGCGGGTCGCCGTTGTAGCCGTAGTCGATGCGGTAGCCGAACTCGTAGGCGGCGCGAAATATCTCGTCGACGGCGTTGCGCAGGCCGGCGAGGAGCTCCGCGCCCGTCGGCACGACCTGCTGCGAGAAGATGAACAGGCCGTGGAGGATCGAGATCCGTCGCGGCCGCAGGATCGTGAACGTCTCGTCGTGCCGCGCGCCGTCGGGACCCTCATCGCGCCAGAGGTACAGCGCCGGGATCGGGTTGCGGACGAACGTGCGCTCGGGGTTGTACGGATAGCGCCGCCCCGCGGGCACCGCCTCCGCCGGCGACCCCGCCATGGTGCCGAGCTTGCCGTTGAGATCCTTGTTGAGCCAGAGCGCGAGATAGTCGAGCAGCCCGTCGAGCAGCGGATCGCGCAGCGGCTCGTTCGCCGCGCCTGCGGGCAGCGGGAGCGAGAGCGTGCCGACGGAGTGGGCGTTCGATGGCAAAGCGAATCCCTAGGGGTGCGGCTTCACGCCGCGCGTGCGGGCGCCATATGCTGGCCGCGTGGCAACTCCGGCGTTCTCGTGGGTCGGTCCATTTCGCATTGGAGACCTACTCGCCGGATGCCTGAGCGCCGACCAGCCATGGCCCCCGAAGTCAGGCGGTGTTTATCTGGTCTCGCGCCGGAAGTGGAAGGGCGCACCGAGCTCAGCCTGCCAGCCGCTATACTTCGGCGGGAACACCGGCAATTCTCCGCGCTTCTGCACGCGGATCGGAGACCTAATCGCCGATCTCCACGGGTTTTGGGACGGCGGGACCGGCCATCACTCAGGAAGCCAGTCGCTGCATATCTGGTGTCAAGCCCAGCAAGTGAACCCGCAAGAGCTCTTTATCGGCTGGGCGACGCGACGGCCCTGGTGCGATCGTTGCGCGGAGATCGACCTTGTCGCCTATCTCGCCCCGACCTGGAAAAATCGGGGTTCCCTGCTCAACAAGCGAAGGCCACCGAGGTGTGACGCTCACGGAAAAGCAGTGCCGCCCTGAAAGTTTGGTCCGTCCGTCCGCTGCCACCCTCAGGCCTCAGGCTGCGGCTGGCGGCGCTCGAGCCGCTGGAGCACGAGCCGCTGGCGGAATGGCTTCGCCACGGAGTACTCGACGAGTTGGTAGTAGCCCGCGTTGGGCCCGGCAACGCGGTAGAGCACCTCGGTCGCCGGCGAGTCCTTCGGGTGGACGGTCGCGATCGGAAGGCGCTGGCTCACGGGCTCCACCACCAGGCGCCGGCCCATCGCCTCCTCGCGCACGCGCGGTCGGGGCGTCAGCTCGAGCTCGTCGTCGGTGTAGTCGGCGCCGACGCCGTTGCCGGCGCCGACCATCCCGCCCGACCAGGTGCGCACGACGCGGAAGACCTGGTTCAGCCGCAGACCGAGATCGACAGGGATCTGCCGCAGATCGTCGAGGACGGGCAGCAGATCGTCGCGGAGGGTCACGTGGGCAGCCTGCCGGCGAAGGCGCCGAAGGTGTCGCCGTGCGGGCGTGGCTCGGTCGCCGAGAACACGTCGCGGCGCGGACTCGTCGACAGCGCCGTCGCGAGATTGGTGACGAGCCGCCGGCCCTCGGCGAGCAGCATCGCGCGGCCGCGCAGGGTGTCGAGTTTCACGTCACCGACGGCCTCGGTGAGCATCGCCTTGTCCCAGAGCGCCTTGAGCTTGCCTTCGACGCTCTCGAGATCGGCGATCCAGCCGCGAATTTGCAGCTCGGTCGAGTTGTCGGGCCGCGTGCCGCCGTCGGCGAGCGACTGCACCGAGTTGAGGGCGTTCTCGAGCCGCGGATCGGCCTGGAGGAAGATCGCCGCGAAGCCCAAATAATGGCGCAGCTTCGCCCGGTCGGTCTCCGTCCAGGCCATGAGCTACTTCGTCGGCGCGGTGTCGGCCTTGCGCGCGATCGCGGCGCGCTTGGCGCCGGCATCGGGCTTGTCGTCGCCGATCTCCACGGGCGGCGCGTCGACGGCAAGGGCGGGGTGGACCTCGGTCTGCACGCCCACGCGCACCATGAACGGCGCCTTGCCGCTCACGACCATGCCGCGCTCGTCGAGCTTGGCGATGGCGTCGTCGAACTCGCTCGGGATCTGCTTGGTCGCGCCGGCGGGCACCGTGTAGCGGTGAAACGGCGAGTGGTTGGTCTTGCCGTTCACGATGTGGCTGCCGACGTAGAGGTCGAGGTAGACGTCGCGGTCGAGCGGGTTCTTCCAGGTGGTGAAGGTCTGCTCTTGGGGCTCGTTCGAGTCGAACATGGGGCTCCTTACGCTAGGGCGTGGGTATGTTGCGGGTCGGTGATCGGGTGGTTGTGCGCCGCCTGGGTGTGGTTGTGCTGCGGGTCGGTCACCGCGTGCGTGTGCGCGTAGCTGTAGCGGACGGCGAAGACCTTGGTCCCATCGGGAGTCGAGGTCGGCGTGACCGTTCCCTGCGCTGCCACGCTCGTGGCCGTCTCGACGGCGCCGTCGACGCTCAGCACGTCGAGCGCGGCGAACGGCGCCGAGACAGCGAAGCCTTTGCCGGTCTTCAGGTCGACGGTGTCGCCCGGATCGACATCGGAGACGAACGAGGTGATCGACTCGAATGCCTTGGTCCCGTCTACCGTACCGCCGCCGGCCGCTACGTGGATGGGCTCCGTGAGCGGTGCGCCCGTGATGTCGGTGCCCGTGACCGTGAAGTTCACCTCCACGCCCATGGCGCCAACGACCACGCGGCACGTCCGCCGCGGGAAGGGCACCGTGAAGCCCGAGTTGGCGTTGATGGCTGCTCCGGCGGCAAACTGCGCGTGGATGTTCACGGGCGCCGGCAGGGCCGCGAGCATCTCCTGCCGCTTGAGTGTCGCGTTTTGGTTCGAGATGCCGGTCGGCGCGGCCGCGTTGGCCGCGGTCGCGCTGTCGGTGCTGGCGATGCCGGTCGCAGCGTTCTGCACCGTGCGCGCGGTCTGTGCCTGGAGCGCCTCGACGTCGGCCTTCGCCTGCGTCGCCAGCGTCACGACTTCGGCAGGCGTGCCTTCGCCGTGGGCGGGGACGGTGATGGTGCTCGACATGGTGCTCTCCTACGCCTCGATGAGTTTGATGCTCGGTGCGGCGAACCCGGCCTGGATGTGCGCGTTGATCTGGGCGTGCAGATCGTTCGCGAGCGCTTCGGCGGAAGCGAGATCGCTCGCGTCTGGGGCGGCAACCGCGTTCACGTCGTCCGCGGTGAAGTGGAACGCCGTCGAGACGCGATGCGCGGCGTAGGCCGTCTTGATCGCGTTGAGCAGCGTCTCCGCGCTGGCGAGATCGGTGGTGTCCGCCACCGCGACGATGCCCGCGTCGGCCGCTTTGTGCGCGTCCGCGTCCGCGATGGTGCGGTTGTAGACGGCCTTGAGGCTGTTCGCGCGGGCGATGGTAGACGCGAGATCCGTGGCCGCCGCCGAGCCGTCGATGTCGGCCGCGCCTGCCACCGGCGCGTGGTAGTCGCCCGTCGACGCTTTGCTCGACACGTCCGCGTGCGGCATGGTGGTGAGCTGCGCGGCGAGCTCGCGCTTGAGCGCGTTGAACGACGCGACGAGCGCGAACAGCACCGTATCGGTGGTTTTTCTCACGCTTAGGGCCATCGCTTACTCCTGGATGTCGGCGATGTAGCCCATCGCGTTCGGGCGGATGGCGCACATCGCGATCGAGGTCTTCACGCTCGCCTTGATGCTGTCGCCGGTCTTGGCGAGCACGACCACGCGCGCGGGGATGCGCGTCATGGTGACCGAGTCGCCGCTCGAGCCCTGCAGCGTCTCGATGCTCTGCTGCACGGCGTCCTGCGGGCTCGCGCGCCGCGGCAGCCATTTGGTCTTCAGCTCGTTCTTGTTGATGAACGTGATGGTGCCCGAGGTCGCGTCTTTGTCGCGGTAGACGGGCTTGCCGCGGTAGAAGAGCTCGGCGCCGACCGGACCGAAGTCCATCTGCGGCATCGGCCCGCGGCCGTCTTGCACCAGGCGCGTGACCTGGTTGAAGAGCCCCGTGTACTTGCGGTACACGCCCGGGCTCGCGAGCGCGAAGTCCCAGTCGAGGCCGCTCGTCTGGTAGATGACCTGGTCGAGCTGGTTCAAGAGGTCGATGCTGAGCGGCCGTGGCAGCCCGCCGTTGGCGAGCGCGTGCCCCTTCCACTCGGCGTAGGTCGCGCGCGCCAGGCCGCCGTAGTTGCCCGACTCCTCGAGCGCACCCGCGTGGAGGCCAACGAGCGACGGGTTGCCGCCGTCATTGCCCGTGCCCGCGTAGATGTGCTTGTTGATCTTGCTGATGACCTTGGCGTTCGCGCCGAAGACGCGATTGCCGAAGATGTTCATCAGCGCCTCGGCCGAGCCGATGGACGCGGCGGCGGCGTCGACCTCGGTCTCCGAGACCTTGAAGCTCTGCCGGTAGTGCGACCAGTTGAAGACGGCGGCGACGTCGACGTCGCTGTTGAGCTCGCCGTCGCCGACATCCGAGCCCTCGGCGACGTTGCTCGCCTCGCCGTTCGAGAACTCGACGTCGAAGTTCGCCGCCTTGCCAAACCCCGGCTCGGCGTCGATGAGCGCGGCGGCGATGGCCATGCGGTTCCACTGTCTGGCCAATTTGGGCGCGAACAGCGTCGAGAGCGCATTGCTCAGATCGGAAAGGGTCTCTCCTGCCATGATCTCCTACTTTCGGTGGGCGGCTCGGTGGTGTCGTTGCCGTTGTCAGCCGCCGTCGAGCACACGCAACAGCGCGTGGCTGACGGCGGTGCGGTCGGGTTGCCCCGGTGGCGCCGGGGGTCGCGCCACTCCGCCTCCGCGGTCGCCCGAGCCGGCGACACCGCGTGGCGGCAGATACAGTTTCCCGTCCTCGCTCTTGAGCCAGGCCTTGATACCGGCACCGACATCGAGCTCCTCGTCGCCGGCGGCGAAGACCAGCTCATCGGAGTCGTCTGCCGCGTACTTCACGCGCTTCTCGACATCGACGAGGAAGCCCACGGCGTGGCGCGCGCGGGTGGCGTCGGTGCCGCCCTTGATGAGCTCGTCGGTCAGGCGCTGCCGCAGCGCGCTGTTTCGGCGTTGGTCGCGCTCGTTCGCCGCGATGGCGTCCTTGCGCGCGTTGTCGGCCTTCAGCTCTTCGATCTGCTGCTGCAAACCGGCGATGACGGGGTCCGTTCCTGTGGCCGCGGGCTCGTTCTCTTGGGGCTCCTTCGGAGGTTCGGGGGCCGGCTTCAGTTTCGCGAGCAAGCCCTCGTCGCGCTTGTTCAGCAGCGACTCGATCGTGCCGAGCAGGTTCTTTTCGAACTTCTTGAATCGTTTGGTCAGGCCGCGGTTGCCGATCGGCGCGTCATCGTTGTCCGGGTCGGGTTGCGGCGGCGTCGGCGGCGGTTGCTGGCCCGGTGCGGCCGGGGTGGGAGTGGTGGTGTCCGGTGCGTTGGGTGCGTCTGCCATGTTCGCGGCTCCGATGCCGGCATTTCAGCGCCGGTGGCTGTGTCGCGCGTTGATGCCGCGCGCGAGCGGCTGCCCGCGGTGTGCGGGTGGATCGATCGGCTCAGGTCGTGGGGCGCGGCTGCCCTGCCGGAGCGCCCTTCGCTTCCTTCAGCCCCGGTGCTGGCGGCGGCGCGGTCGGTGGTGGCGCAGCGGCCAGCTCTTTCCGGCGTTTCTCCTGCTCTTCGACGCCGTCCTCGATCTCCTTCTGGATGGCGTCCTGGGTGTCGGGTGGCACGTTGCCGAGCAACGCGAGCGCCAGCTTGACCTTGTGGAGCTTGTGGAAGGTCGGCGACGGAATCGCGACGAGATCGAGCCCGTCTGCCTCCTCGAGCAGCGCCTCGCGGTCCACCAGCTCGTACTTGTCGAGCCCGTGTGGCGTCCACACCACGTCCTCGCCGCGCGCCTCGCTCACGATGGTGTAGAGCAGCTTGGCGCAGGCGCGCACTACGCTGCCGAGCTCGCCGAGGACGATCTCGGTCGCGTGCCGATCTTCCTGCTTCGACAGACCAGACCGTCCGAGGGACGTGGACGTTGCGGTCACGCTGGCGGCCATCTGCCGCGTCACGCGCAGCATCTCGTCGACGAGCTTGTCGAGCTGCTTGTCGACGATCTCGTATGCGCGCCCAGACGGCTCCGCGAACCCGAGATCGTCGCCCGCGCCGATGATCGTCCAGCCGCGGCCCTTGAATTCGCCCACCGGATCGCGCCCGCGGTTGGGATTCTGCTGAACCTCGGCAGGCATTGCGCCGCCGGGGGAGCCCGTTTCGGAGCCGAGCTTGGCGTAAGGGATCGCGCAGAGCGAGTCGGCCTCGGCGCTGTTGAGGGCGCTGCGCCGCTGGAAATGCTCACGCGCGAGCCCGCCGATGAGGTCGCCGACCCACAGCCCGCTCGGCGCCTCGAGCTCGACGATCGGGATCTGCCGGAAGCTTGTCAGGCCCTCGCCGGCGAGCGGAACGTCCGCCTCGGGGTTGGGCTTGTCGTCGAGCGGGATTGGCGGAGTCCGGAAGAGCCGCCAGCGCGCGTTGCCGGTGTCGTCGCGCTCCCAGCACTTGAACTCCTCGACGTAAGTCGCGCGCGATCCGGATAGCCCGCGGCGTTCGCACACGGTGCGGTGCAGCACGGCGAGCGTGAATCGGCCGTCGTCGTCCTTCTCCCAGTCGATGAGCTGCTCGAGCGGGATGGCGAACGCGTAGGCCCGCCGTGCCCCGAGTTTGTCCTCGTCGGCGAGGCTCGACGCCGGGGTCGCGGGCGCGGCGGGCAAGTCGACGCCGACAAGCCCGCGTTTGCGGATGAGCGCGCTCTTGAGCGCCTCGCGCATGAGCTGCGAGAGCGTGCTGCCGCGCCGGTCGATGTCGCGCGCGAACAGGCTGTAGAAACCGTCGTCGATCGGCGCTGCGCCGGCCGTGGTCGGATCCTTGGCGTCGACCGCAGGCCGCACCGTCAGCTCCTGCGTGAACAGGTTGCTGAGGAAGAAGCCGACGATCGAGTTGAAGTGGTTCACGTAGGCAGCGAGCCGCATCCGCTGGCGGTACCGTTCGTCGAGCTCGCCCGGCATCTGCGGCAGGAACTCCGCCGCCGCCGCGCGCAGACGATGGCCCCCGTGGTAGAGCAGCGCGTACTCGCGCCAGAGCTTCGGCGCGTACTCGGGGTGCGTTTGCGCGAGGACTGCGTACTTCACGGGAGGTCGTCGGGAGTGATGCGCCAGCGCTCGGTCCACGCGCCCGTGTCACGGTCGATACGGTACGCGCGCAGCTCGCCCTTCTTGAGCCGATCGACCGGCTGATCGTCGCCGAGCTCGCTCATCATGTCGGGCAGGTTGTCGACGTGGCCGACCAGCATCACGCGCTTGAGGCCACCGCCGAGCACGGCGCGGCGGAGCCACGGCTCGGGATCGTCGTGGCGGTGGAGCGCCGACGTCACCTTCACAGGAGCCGCGAAGGCGCGCCCGAAGATCGCGGCGGTCTCGCGTGCGCGCCGGATCGGCGACGTGAAGATTACCGCGGGCGAGATGTCGGCCGCGCCCGCCACGGCTTCCACGTGTCGCCGACCCTGTTCAGTGAGCGGGCGATCGTCATCGGCGCGCTCGTCGTCGACGATCGGTTCCCCGGCGTAGCCGTGTCTGGCGACGTAGAGCTTCATCGTGGCGGCAGGTGGGTGAGATCGCGCCGCACCGGCTGCCGCGTCAGCAGCGAGAACGCGCTCGCGAGCGCGTCGACCTGATCGTCGCTCGCGTCGTTGATGCCGGTGAACGCCATCACTTCGGAGAGGAACGCGTCGAGCCAGGGCGCCTTCGCCGGCAAGAGCACCTTGCCCGCGCGCCACGCCGCCGCGACGGGTTGCGCCCGTAGGAACTTGTCGCCGATGGCGCTGGCCAGTTCGGTGCGAAACCACCGCGAGCCAAGGAGCTGCTGGAGGAATTGCCCGGCGCCGAGCTCGCTCGTGGCGCAGTGCCAGAGCATCACGCCCGGACGCGCGGCCTGCAGCGCCTTCAGCGTCAGCGCGAACGACGTCGCGTCGACCTGCTTGCGCTGCACGTCGTGGACGAAGAAGGTGTCGCCTCTGCGGCACAGGCGCACTGCGACCGAATGGCAGCCGCTCGTCTTCGCCGTGTAGGCGAGATCGACGCCGTAGCCGACGGCGCAGCCCTCGGGCAGCGCGTCGTAGTAGTGCGGCTCGCCGAAGAGCGCATCGCCACGCGGGCGCGGGCTCCCCTGCCACTGCGAAGCCCACTCGTACTCGTGGACGCGCGAGCGCTTGTCCTCGAGCCATGCGAGCGGTCGCTGCGCCTCCCACAGTGCGGCGCCCGTCGGCCGTCGCGCGTCGCTGCCGTCGTTGACGGCCGGGAGGTTGATGTACGTCCAGCCCTCCTCGCGCAGGAGCTGGCCAATCATGTCGTCCGGGTGCCAACGCGTGTGAACGCCGATGAAACTCGCGGAGGGGTGCATGCGCCCTTCGGCCGTCGCGCGCACCAGATTCATCACGTCCTGGCGCTGCACGCGGCTCTCCGCGGCTTTTCGGTTCTTGTGCGGATCGTCGACGACGAACAGGCCGTCGATGCCCTGGCCGGTGATCGAGCCGTCGGCGCCGCGCGCCAGCAGAGACGCACCGTTGGCGGCCTTCCACAAGGCCCGCGTGCCCTGCGGCTCGAGACCGGCGAGTTTCGCGAGGTCGATGATCTCGCGCGAGATCTGCTCGGCACGCGTCGTCTCGAAGCTGATGTACGCGTTGCGGCTTCCCGGCCGGCGCAGCATCCACCAGACCAGGCCGTGTTTGATGAGCTCGGTTTTCCCGTGCTGGGGCGGCACGCCGAATAGCAGGCGAATCGGCCCACGCACCGCCTGCTCGACGGCATCGGCGATGGGCGCGAGGTGCTCGGGTCTCTCGAACGCCGGCGTCAGCCGTGGGATGAAGTCGAGCAGCGGCTCAATGTCGGGTCGTGGCTTCACCGATCGGAGCGCCATCAGTCGGCGCCTCGCCGCCATCGGCAAGCTCGCGGAGGACTTCTTCGAGGACATCGTCGAGGCCGCGCTGCTGCAGAATGCGCTGCAGGACGTCGAGCATCTGTTCGCGCTCCTCCTCGACGCGCATCGTTACGACCTTGTGGTCGCCCCACTTCTTCGGGTACCGCCGCTCGAGCCACCACGCGAGCGCGCGCCAATCGCTCTTGCCGTGGAGCTGCACCTGCGCGACCGCGCGCGTCTCGGCGTCGCTCTCGGCCTCGTGCACGAGCCGCGCGAATCGCAGGAGCCGCTTGTCGCCCTGCTCCGCACCGGCGAGCCAGCGGCGCAGCGTCGCGGTGCCGATGCCGACGGCGGCGCACGCCGACTCCCGGTTCTGGCCCGCGCGCAAAAGCGAAACGAGCCGCTCGGTGCGCTCTTTGGTCAGCTTGGGAAAGGCGCGCGCGGCCATGTCTGCGACATCTCGCGAAAATCAATAACTAGCGGAAATTAATCAGCTTTCCGACTTGCTTCTCTGCGCACCGGACGCAATGTGTCCGAGCGCCGCAAGAGCGCGGCGCGAACGGAGACGCCGACATGAACATCGAAACGACCACCCGCGAGAACGCTGCCATCTGCCCGCGCACTCAGACGCGAACCGACGCGTGCGCGTGCGGCCGATGCGGACGCGGCGCGCCGGACGCGAAGTTCGCCGCCAACAAGCGCGACGTGCTGGCGCTGATCGAGCTCATCGCCGGCGCCGTCGACTGCCACCCGAAGCTCGCGACCGACAAGCCCACGTGGAGCCGCGTGGGCGACCTCGCCGATCTGCGCGAGCGGCTGGTGGCGATCGCGGTCGGGCTCGCGCTCGGGCCCGACGGCAGCGAGACCGTCGCGCGCCGCGGGATCGAGGAGGCGCTGTGCGCCAGCGACGACGACGTCGCCGAGGCGCTCATCGACGCGATGTAGGCGAAACGGACCGCAGGGTCCGTCCGCCGGTCGCTCCGGCGCTGATGAGGCAAACGCGCGATCGCGTCGCGCCGGAGAAGGCTAATGAAGACCGTGGCAGATCAACTGAACATCGCAATCAAGAACCTGACGAAGATGAAGAGCGCGGCGCTGCGCGAGCTATTCCACAAAGTGACTGGCAAGGAGGCGCCGAACAACGATCGCGCTTTCCTCATCAAGACCATCTCGAGCGCGCTCACCAAGCGCGACGGCGGCAAGGACGGCGCGGCAGCAGAGCCCGACGCGAAGGCCAAGGCGCCCGCGAAAAAGCCGCCGGCCAAGAGCGCGGCGGCGCCGGCAATGCCCAAGGCGCCGAAGGCGGAGCGCCCACCGCGCGCGACCGACCCGCGCATGCCGCCCGTCGGCACGGTGCTCGAAAAACGCGATCGCCACGGCGCCGTGCGATGCGAGGCCACCGTCGAAGACGGCGGCGTTCGCTACAAGGGCCAGCTCTACAAGTCGCTGTCGGCGGCGGCGATGGCAGCGGCCAAAGACCTTGGCGGGGGCGGGGGTGCCATCAATGGATGGACCTTCTTCGGCATCACCAAGCCCGCGCGGGCGCAGCGCGATCCCATGATCGCGCTGGATCGTGCCTGGGAGCGCTACCGCGGCAACGCCGAGGCGCTCGTGAAGACCGGCATCACCGACGACAACCGCAGCCAGGTCCGAGCCGCGATCAAGAAGCACGCCGCGGCGATCGAGGCGCTGCGGGAGAATGTCGCGTGAGGTATTCCGGCAAGGATCTGCGCAGGGCGATGGCATGCATCCGCAACGTCTGCGGCGGCGACGTGTCGATGATGATCTCGAGGCAGCACGCCGCGGCAGAGGCGCTGGCCAATTTCCTCTTCGACGCGGATGAAGAGCGCAAGCAATGGTTCCTGGGCTTGGCGCTCGAACACCTGAGCGGGTTGCGCAACGGCTCGATGGCCGAACGAAGCGCCGCCGCAGCGCCTCACCATCCGCCCGCGCGCACGCGATCGAGGTAGGCGCGGCCGGGCGCGCAAGTCGGCGAGGCGGGCGCCATCGTGGCCCGTTCGCGCCACGTTGGCCCACGACGCGGCGGGGCGCGCCGGTGGTAGCCCAACGGCCTGGATCAACCACGGGCCCGACGGGGCGCGACGTGGGCGCCGCACCTGGCGCGCTGTGCCGTGATCAGGCCGCAGCGCGCGCCAGCTCCGCCTTCTTGCCAGAGAGCTTCTCCCAGCGCTGCACCGCCGCGTCGACGAACCGCGGCTCGAGCTCCATCGCGTAGCAGCGACGGCCGAGCTGCTCGGCGGCGATGATCTGCGTGCCGCTGCCGCTGAACGGCTCGAAGCAGAGCTCGCCCGGGCTCGTATGCCACTTGATGGGTCGCGCGAAGATCTCGACGGGCTTTTGCGTCGGGTGGATGCCGTCGCTCTCGCCCTTCTGGTCGATTTGCCAAACCGTAGAGCAATCGCCGCTGCACGGCGGCTTCCGCGCCGGGGGCTTGCCCTCGACCCAACCATACGCACACGGTTCGTGCTGCCACATGAAGTGGCTGTGCGTCAGGATCGGCCGCGACTTCACCCAGATGATCTGCTGATGCCAGAGCAGCCCGTTTTCGGTCCAGGCGGTCTCGACGAGCGCCTGTCGCCGCGACGCATGCCACTGGTAGATCGGCGGGCTCTCGATGAGCGCTTCGGTGAGCGCGACGCGGATGAACGAGGAGAAGAATTCGACCGACGCCGTGGGGTCCTTGTACTCGTCCCAGTTCTTGTTGCCGGCCGCGGCGGCGGGCTTGCCCGCGGCCACGAAGGCGGCCTTGCGCTTCGCGGATTGCGGGTGGTCCTCGCCCGTGTAGTCGACCAGGTATGGCGGGTCGGTCGCCATGAGCGCTGAGCGCTCGCCGTTCATGAGGCACCGCACGTCGTCGGCCTTGGTACTGTCGCCGCAGAGGATGCGGTGATCGCCGAGGAGCCAGAGATCGCCGAGCTTGGTAGTGGCGACGTCGGGCGGCTCGACCGGCTCGTCCTCGACGACGGCGGAGTCGTCGGCGCGCGCGACCTCGCCCATGAGCCGGCGCATGTCGGCGGGCGTGAACCCCTGCAACAGCCGGTCGACCTCGTTCTCGCCCTGCAGCTGCGCGAGCAGCGCCACCGAGTCCCACTCGGCGAGCTCGGCGAGCTTGTTGTCGGCGCGCGCGAGGCGGTGCGCCTCGTCCTCGGTCAGGTCGAGGTAGCGAACGGGCACGACCTCGAGCCCGAGCTTCAACGCGGCCTTCAGGCGCGTGTGCCCGGCGATGATCGAACGATCGGCCTTGCGGGCAACGAGGGGGGCGCCGAACCCGAAGCGCTTGATCGACTCGACGACTTGATCGACGGCGTGATCGTTCTTGCGCGGGTTCTTCACCCACGGGCGCAGCGACGCAATGTCTACCCATACCGCGGCAGCCTCTTCGCTCATTGCCACGCCTGTCCGGTCGCGATGCGCCACACCATCCAGCGCCTGATGCCCAAGAGCTCGGCGAGCTTGCTGGCCCCGAAGCCCTCCTCGTTGCGAAGCTGCCGGATGGCGAGTGCCTGAGCGCGCGTTAGGCGCGCCGACCCATTGCGTTCGCCGCGGGCGCGGTCCTCCGGATGCGTATGCATGCCATTCCCCAAGCCGCGAGCGGTGCGCCCCTTCGTATCGCGGTCAGCAATGTTGTCGGCCGCGGTCCCAAGGAAGAGATGGTGCACGTTCACGCATGGTGGGTTGTCGCACTTGTGGCAGACGAAGAGCCCAAGCGGGATTTCGCCGTGAGCGAGCAACAACGCTACGCGGTGCGCAAGACGACGTTTGCCGTTGGCGCTGAAACTCCCGTACCCACATCCGTTGGCGAAAGCGGACTTGATCCAAACGTGGCACCCGGTCTCGGCGTCGATGCGATAGCTGTGGTGGAACCTCTCACGCTGAGCTGCCGTCGGCACCCACACCGCCGCTGTTTCGTCCGCGGCGGGGGTCGCGCGCGCGCGCGAGTCGATTTTTTCGCTCGCCGCGTCGGCCCCGGCCTTCGAGCGGGTACGCGGGGGGCTGGCGGCTGGCATGATAAAAGAGGCTCGGTGAACTTGGACGCGATCGAGAGAGCGCTGGTGCCGCCCGAATCGGACGTTGGCGTTCCTACGCGCTGGCGCCGGCTACGCGTCAGCAAGCAAGGCGACGATGACTACGCGTGCGGGCTGCATTGCGTCGTCACCGCAGCTCGCCACGCGGGCACCATTCCACGCAAAGCTGGTCCCCGCCGCCTTCTGAGCACACTGGAACCGCGAGATGCGGCCAGAATCAAGGCTCGGGTGCGCGATGCAGGCCTCTTCGAGCAGGACGTTCGCGCTCTGGCGAAGGCAGCGGGGCTGGCGGTCTATCGGCCGAACACGCACGAGGTCGAGCAGTTCAAGGAGCCCGGCTGACTCTGGATGGCGTTTGCACTGGTGCACTTCACCGCTCCGACCGGCGTCGAGAGCGACGAACGGCACTACGTGCTCGTCCTCGAATACCTCGCCGACCGAGACGCGCTCGTCATCGCCGATCCGCACCCATGGAACCCACCCGTCTACTGCGTAGCTCTGCGGCAGTTCGACTCGGCCTGGCGCATCGCCAGGGCGAAGGGACCGCCGTGGGCAGCCGCGTTGCATTGGGACAGCTGAGACGCCGCGAGCGACGCGCCACCGCGTCCTCCCACTACCACCTCGGCGTGTGGCAACTGGCGGCAACTGGCGGCAACAGCCAAGGTTCGTCAGCGATCCGGAACCGCTGGGATTACTTTGCGTTCTTTGCCCGAGCGAAAATTGCCGGCGCCCGCAACCGAGCTCGGCGGTAGCGGCGCGTGGAGGAAACGCAGCAGCCGCCCCACTTGCGCGCTCAGCTCCTCGACCTTGAGCTCCAACTGCGCGACGCGATCCCGATATCGTTCCATCTCGTCGGCGAGGCGGTCCCGGATCCGCGCGTCGGTGAGCCATGACGACGGCAGGTGGTGCAGCAGCGCGCCGCGCGACACCTGGTACCGGCGCCTTGTGCCCTCACCGTCGCCTTCGATGAGGATCTTTCGTCCGGTCCGGCGCTCGAGCGAACGCAGCAGGCGCAGCAACTTGCGCCACGCCCACCGGCCGCGCCAACCGATCAGCCTCGCGGCTTGCTGCAGCGTCAGAATCTGGTCGCCGCTCATGCGGCCTCGAACTGACGCTCGACGTAGTAGATCCTCCGCCTGTCGGACCCGAAGAGATCGCGAAGGTGGCTGTTCACGAGCGCGGCCGCTTTCTGCGCCGCCAGTCGCCGCGTATCCTGCTGGAGCCTCCGCGCGAACCAATCGCGAATTTCGGGGGCATCAGCGAACCACTCGCCGTTCGTCCTGTGCCGCGCGAACTTTCGATGCAGCTCGAACTCGAGCGCCTGGTCGCCCGCCACCGCGCAAACCAATCTGAGTGGCACGGGCGATCCTGTCTGGAGGGCGCGCAAGCGAGCTGCGGCACCGATGCTCGACGAGCCAACCTTCACGCGGCATACCTCGGCGGCTTCGATGAGGTACACGACCTGAGCGACCTTCGGTGGCTCGGCGGCGATGGTGGTCAAGTACGCCCTGAACCCCTGCTCCATGGCATCGCGAACGCTCTCTTTGCAGCACGCGTGACAGATTCGCCGATCCATTGCGAGACACAGCGCGCATCGCGGCGGGGGGCGATCGCGGTCCCATACCGGGTGCCAATCCTCGTGGCCGCAGATGGCGCCGTTTCCGTGGTGCTTGAACGCCGCGCCGCACGATCCGCAGCTGTCGTCCGCGGTCACGTGGGACTCCGCGCCTGCGCGAGCAGCATCTCGAAACGACGGCGCTTGGCCTCTCGCGCCCGGCGCTGGACGTCGCGCAGGGCGTTCACGTACGCATCCACCGCCGCTCGGATCTTCACCTTGGCGTCGGTCCGTCGCTCGTTCAGCTCCGCGCATGCCTTGTCGCTCGGCCCGATCTTTCGGCGCTTGTCGCCGTTGGCACGCTCGATGAGGGCTCGCAATTTTTCGCGTTTGCTCCCGCCGGGCGCCGGGACGGGCACGCCAAGCATCGCGACCGCGGCGGTTTCGCGGTCCTCGAACGCGCTGACGAGGCCGAGCACGAGCTGCTCCGGGATCGGGCTGTAGACGACGCGCAGGACGCCGGCGAGGCCCGGCTCGATCGCGCGCAGCGCGGCGCGGATGGTTCGCTGCCGCACGACGATCTCCATCGCTTGGATGAGCTTGTCTTCCGCGTCATGCCGTCCAGCCTGGGCGCCGGCGACGTCGGTTTGGAAACCCCTCGGCACGTCATCGACCCCCGCGAAGGTCCGCTGATAGCCGCCCAGGTCGCGAGGCAGCTGGTACTTCATCCGGTCGAGCATCGACCCGAGCGGACTGCGACAGCCGGCGACTACTTCGAGCAGGCCACCGAAGTAGCCGCGCAGGTCGTCCTCTTGGTCGATGGTCAGCCCGCGCACGGTGGGCGTCCGCGGCGGCTGCATCGCCGACTCGTCGAGCTCGTCCGCGGGCCAGGGCGCTCGCGCGGGTTTGGCCGTGGCCGCGTCGATGGCAGCCTCGACCGCCAACGCGATGCCGTGGAACGCGGCTCGGGCTCGCTCGAGCTGGATCGCCGGCGCGCACCGACAGCACTCGGCTGTTGCCAGCGGCACGAGCGCGTCGAGGTGGCGGCAGTACCAGCGCCAGGTCAGCTCTCGCACGGCGCACCTCCCTTCGCGATGTCGACGGCGAGCCGGAGCTGCAACTCGAAGAGCTGCGACAACCGCCGGTGATAGAGCGCGCGCAGCAGATCGTGAGTCCGTCGCTCCCCGTATGGTCCGGGCACCTCGTTCGGCAGCGCGGGCACGAAGCCCTGCTTGGTCGCAATCGAGAGGAATGCCAGCGTACGCTCGCGCAGCGCCGGGATCACCGGGCCGCATTGCGACAACTCGCGGAGCGCCGCGTGCGCGCCGTCCTCGAGCTCGGGCGCGAGTCCCGATCGGCGG